GACCGACGGGTGATCTATACGACATAACAGGAGCGGTCGTCATGAGCCCAGAGGACTGGGAACCTGATGCCAAGCTTTACGAAGCACTTTACAAAAAGTACAGTGGCTCCTTCGAAAAAGATCCTGACGCACGCTTCGGGTACTTTGGAGTACTCTGGGCATTGTTAGAAATGGACCGAGCTGGTGAGGTAACTACGCGACGTGCGTATGAAGCCTTCCCATGGCTCTGGTATGGAAAACCAGAATATGAAGTCATATCCTGTGATATAAAAACCAGAATTGCACCGCTTGCAGAGGAAGGGTGGAAGACACGTGTCATCACCCTGACCCCGATGTATGCAGTGATCATCGGACATTGTGCCCGACATATGCTTGACCCTATCCATTGGTCGGATACTCAACTGAGAATCGGTCTAAAGGAGAGTGTAAAGCTTTGGGCATTAATCAACCATATGGGAAACCCCATAGAAGGTCAATACGGGAAAGTGACTACCCATCACTTTGGTCGTTGGGCCACGAGCGTGGACCTAACGGCCGCAACAGATGGACCACCCAGAAAGATAACTCAAGAAGTCTTGGAAGGCTTTCTGGACGGAGCACAACACCCTTGTAATACGTTTCTCCGCTTCTCTGCGAAGATCGCGTATGGTACTAGAGTATTCACTAGTGACAATACGGAATGGGAGCCCCCAAGCGTACATAATAGAGGTATCATGATGGGTGAACCGTTATCAGGAATATTCCTGAACGCAGTATCACGCACCGTGCTATGTATAAGTAAATCGGCATACGAAGAATTCCATGAAATCAGGGGATCTGGGATGTCGAACCAGTCCATCGATGAGTTCATTGATGACAACTGGAAGAGAGTTCAAGACTGGTTGAACAATGTGATCCCTGAAAGCTCAGGGCAACAAGGTCAATCCGGAGATGATGCCATAATTTTCACAGATGTGGATATGGGAAACATTTTCCGGTTAGTCTATAGAATGTTCGAAATGGACCCAAGTGAAACCACTTGGTATTCATCCCAAGAATATGCCACTTTCACCGAGGAGGCGGCGCTGTACTCACCAGAAGGTGGGTGGCAGTACGTTGACTCCCCAAAACCAAGAGGGTTCTCCATGGCTGAGAATAACCCGGACGCGTGTCCAATCTTGGGAAAGATAGGAATGTTAGCAAAATACGTGTCGTACGAAGAAGAAAAATCCCCTTTACGTAGAATCGTATGTGAATTAATCGATCGGCAGATCTCAAAACACGTAGTGCTGAGTCAAGAACTCAACAAGGCGGTTAGAAACCCAAGATCGAAATTGAAAACCGGAGTAAAAGCCAGAATATCTCTCCATCTCCCATCAAGTATGGGAGGAATAGGACATCCTCGAGCACAAGAAGACTTGTGGGAGGTATTGTCTGAAGTGGAGAAGAAAATTCTGATCTATAGTTCACGACAGAATCCTGTTGAGACACTCATAGAATCAATAAGCTCCAGAGTAGAAAGAGGAATAGAACCCGCAAGTGTGAGAACGCACTTAGAAGGTTTCATATCCTCGATAAACCAGGAAGATATCATGACGGGAGATCGAATATTCGAAATCACGAAAGATAAAAGATTTGCAGAGCATAAGAGATACGCTGAGAACAACGATCTGCTTAGCCTGCAAACCTGCCTAAATAAGATTATGACGAATTATATGTTCTTGGACTCGCTTAAGGGGAAACCAAAAGCAAGAAACCGAGGTCAAATTCGTAGATTGAGATCTCAATTCCGAAAACTCGCAGACGCGAGTTCCGAGATTGAAATCCCAGAAAAGAGTCCATTCAGATCACTGAAAGCTTGTATAGCTAACATTGTTAGATCACAAGCGGACGTATACGTACCCAAACAGGTCTATCTAGACTATATTGCCCGATTGGAGTTCCCATCGATGCAAATATTCTTCACAGATCCTGAGGGGTGACTGCGGTCACCCAAGCCCTTAATCGTCATTGGCCACAGTTCCCTGTGGTGTGACGGAGAGGGTAAGACGCGCGCGGATGTCGGGGAGAATTCTCAACGACATAACCTCATCTGAGGTTGACAGGGGCCAAGGTACAACTGTACCCAAG